TAGTCGATAAAAACTAGCAAATCCATCAAAATTAAGGTTAATCTGTAGTACATGAGTGTAAAAACAAAAGAAAATCTGACATTAAGGTGGGCACAGGGGGAGGTGTTCAACGCAAAAAACAGATTTAGGGTACTGGTGGCTGGCAGAAGATTTGGAAAATCCTATTTATCTTGTATTGAACTTGTAAATGCTGCGATCAAACGACCAGGCGAGACATATTTTTATTGTGCCCCTACATATCGCATGGCAAAAGACATTGCCTGGAAGGAATTGAAAAAATTAGTGCCAACTTCTTGGATAAAAAGCAAAAATGAAACAGATTTAAAAATCGAACTAATAAATGGCTCACTTATTGAACTAAAAGGAACAGAAAACGCAACCACGTTAAGAGGTCGAAGTTTAGCTGGAGTTGTGCTTGATGAAGCAGCATTTATGGACTCTGACGTATGGTTTCAAGTAATCAGACCAGCCCTCGCAGATAAACAAGGGTGGGCACTTTTCATTTCAACACCCGATGGCACGGCAAGTTGGTTTTACGATTTATGGTGCTACGTTCCAGAAGATGAGAGTGGGGATTGGAGGAGATGGAGTTTTACCACGATAGACGGGGGCAATGTTCCAGCAGAGGAAGTCGAAGCTGCCAAAGCCCAATTAGATAGCAGAACATTTAAGCAAGAATTTGAAGCAAGTTTCGAGAATCTTACGGGATTGGTAGCTGTAAGTTTTGACGATGACAATATTAGTGGCGAGGTTCAAGATTTACATATGTTGCCATTACTTTTAGGATTGGATTTCAACGTAGATCCTATGGTCGGAATCTGTGCAGTAAAGCATAATGATTGTCTTTATGTGTTTGATGAAATACTGTTAACGGGCGGTGCAACCACTTGGGATTTTGCGGAAGAAGTTAACCGAAGATATGGGATAGATAGAAGAATAATTGCTTGTCCAGACCCTACGGGTAGTGCTCGAAAAACAAGTGGGGTAGGAGTTACGGACCACAATATTTTAAGAAGAAGTGGATTTACTGTTATGAGTCCCAAAAGTCCCTGGAAGATAAGAGATAAAATAACTGCTGTTAATACAGCTTTATACGATGCAAATGGAGAAAGAAGAACATTTATTCATCCACGCTGTAAAGAATTAATAAAATCACTACGAACATTAACTTACGCACCTAATACTGGTTTACCTAATAAAAATCTAGGAGTTGACCATGCTTTTGATGCTTTCGGTTATTTATGTCTACAACAATTTAACCTTGCCAAACCAGAGACATTAGGCCAAACTTCGTTTAGAATATACTAAGATACCTAATTCTTACTATGTACCATTCTACGACTAAGAAAAAGAAGAAGAAAAAGAAGGGAGGTAAGAAGAGAAGTGAATGTTCCTGTAAATAAAGCGTTATACTCCAGGGTAAAAGCAGAAGCAAGGCGTAAATTTAAGGTTTACCCTAGTGCTTATGCTAATGCGTGGCTTGTACGAGAGTACAAAAAGCGTGGTGGTACTTACCGAGTGGAGAAGAAACGTGGCAAAAAGTAGCCCAAATCCAAGAGCAAAGGGTGGTTTAACCCGTTGGTTCAAAGAAAACTGGGTAGATGTCAAAACTGGTAAGCCTTGTGGCCGTCAAAAAGGCGAAAAACGAGGGTATCCTGCCTGTAGACCTAGTAAACGTATCTCAAGTAAGACACCTAAGACAGTTGGAGAGATGACCGCAGCAGAAAAAGCAAGATTTAAACGTGAAAAAACAAGCAGTAAGAAGATAACATACCAACATAGACGGAGGAAAAAGAAAAAATGAGCAAATCTGCTGCTATGAGTCGATGTCAAGGGTACATTGCAACTGTCAAGAAAGGTAAGAAAAAGAAAACTAAGGCAAAAAAGAAGAAAAAATGAGTGTAAAATCTTGTGTAAAGCGGTAACATAGAGTTATCTAGGAAAAATCATGCCTAAAAAGTCCTATTCTGCAAAACAAAGGAAATTAGCTGCTGTTGCACCTCCTAGAGATAAGATCACTGCTGCTGATCTAAAGAAATTACGCTCTAAGAAGAAGAAAAAGAAGAAATGAAACTAACTACCCGTCAAAAAAACCTATTAGAAAAACATTCGGAGCATCATAGTGCCAAGCATATGGAGTTTATGAAAAGACGTATGCGAGCAGGAGACACTTTTACCCAAGCCCATAAAAAAGCACAGGCAAAGGTAGGAAAATAATGAAAAAACGTAAATCTGTAAGTTTATCTGTAGGAAGAGGCGAAAAATCCAAAAAAGGTGGCCTGACCGCAAAAGGCCGTGCGAAATACAACAGAGCAACAGGATCTAACCTCCAAGCACCTGTAACTGAAAAGAACCCAACAGGAAAACGTGCAGCAAGAAGAAAATCTTTCTGTGCTCGTATGGAAGGTATGCCAGGTCCATTAAAAGACAAAAAAGGCAGACCCACGAGAAAAGCGTTAGCTTTAAAAAGATGGAGGTGTTAAATGACTTACGCTGTACCTGGACCAATTAGAACTAATATAATCTCATCTACTTCCGTAGGTGGGATAGACA